ATGATTGTTTCTCATATCAATAATCATTTTGGTAATATGCTTGATAAAGCAATTGCTGAACGTATTGCTGCCGCTTTCCCTGAGGTGAAGAAATGAAAACTACTGGTGCACTTTGGAAAGAATTCTATAACGATGAAGCCTTTTGGGAAGGTTATTATCACGATGATACACTAATTCTGTTCGACGGTGTAGAAGTTGAAGAATACGAAAACCCAGCTCCGGATGCAGTAGTTACAATCGAATCTGGTTACGTTTATAAAAATGATGAAGATAGTTTTACAGCTCATGACCTTCGTTTAGAAACTTTCTTTAAGCGCTGGAAAAAGAAGCAAACAACTCGCACTATTGTAGTCACAATCAATAAAGAAGATTTTGATGAAGTGTTAGAAGTCATCAGCAATATTCCTGGTGTTAAGGCGGTTAAATGAACGAAGTAATGAATAAAGTGGGTATTGATAATATTTTCGCTTCAAAGTATCAAACTCAAACACCAGAAATGAAAGCCAAATTTGCTGAACTTCGTAAACTTGTTGCTGAAATGCTTTTACTTCATTGCGAAGAGAAAGGCGAAGAAACAGACCTTACTAATTTTGGTATACAATTAAAAAGTGCAATTGAATTTGATGTTGTTTGGTTCCGCACTTGCGCTTTTCATAAATTGGCAAATCAACCTGACACTCCACTTCCAATGAGTGAAAAGATTGCTGTTGCTGCTCATGAGGCGTATAAAAACATGGTGAAAAGAGAATTATGAGCCGTAAAGAATATATGATGGAGGCCGAAGATAGCCTCCTTAGAATGATGGTTGCTTATCATAAAGACCATGGTAAAATGCCTGATTCTTATTCAATTCTGAAGAGTGCTTTAACACGTGCTCATTCATTTGCGTTTGGTTCAATTAACCGTGAAGTTGCTAAACGTCTCGGTGTTAAATGGGACCATCGCACGCCAAATCATCCAGACTACGATAAAGTAGTCGCATCTGTTATTGAGGACATCTCTAGTGACATTCAAGGTTTTCGGTTACGACAGCAAGCATTTTAAATGCGTACCATGCATTAACTCTAAGCGTCTGTTAGATGCTAAACGTAAAGATTATGAGTTCATCTCTGTGACATCAGGTAATGAAGCTGATGGTACCCCAATCTTTAATGAAGAAGTTATCTCTGAGCTTCTGGTGCGTCTGAATCGACCATCTCGCGTTGGTCTAACAATGCCCCAGATTTTTGATGAAAAAGGTTCACCTATCGGTGGATTCACTGAATTGAAGGAATATTTGAAATGAGCCTGAACTCAGTATTAATTGACCCAAAGACTGAAGAAGTAATTTGCTCTGCTGAGCTCAATCGTCTTCGCGAATGTGAAGCTTTACTTTGGGAAGTTGAACGTTCTCTTCCAAGTGGGCTTGAATCTTGGGTCGATGATGAAGTTCTTGAAACTTTACGAGGTGAATAATGACTTCTGAGATGAAGCAAAAGATTCTGAAAGAAATCATGGAAGACCATGATGGACATTCTGAGTACTATGATTTTGAAGATTCTGATTATCTTGAAGAAGTAGACCATGATGAATGGACTCAAAATCACAAGTATCAATATCGTCAAGTAGTTTACTACAGCAAAAAGCATGATGTTCATGTTGCTGTAAATGAAACTCGTTCTGGTTCGTATCACACTGACTGGTATTACATGGAACCTGACGTATCACTTGTTGAAAAACGCGAACGCGTTGTGACTAAGACTATCACAGAATGGGTTACGCTCTAAAACCTTGGTATGCGGCTCGATGGGAAACCCTCGAGCCAGAGGAAGAAGAACGCTTTCCTGAAGATGATTATAATGAACCTACCAACAATGAATTAATCGATATGGAGTTTGGATATGAGTTTCCTGAATAAAGTTTTTCGCGTTATCGAAGAAGATGAAGAGCTGCTTTCTCAATTCCCTGAATTTGTAAAGGGCGCAGAATTTAAAGTGCTCTCAGAAACCAAAGTAGGTGAATCAACTGGCATGACTTCTGTTCAATTTAAGAACGGTCCTTATGTTCATGTTAAAACTGCTACTCATCCAGAAATCAGCGGACAGGATTCATGGTTCTGGTGCTTCTATTCTGATGAGATTGACCATTTAGAAGAGCTGGAAGAACTTTCTTCTGACCAATATGGTTCATCCGAAGATGTTCCTCGCAATCTTTTTAACGGAAAAGATATTACTGCACAGCTTTATAAAATGGCTGGTCAAGAAAATTGTGATTCAGAAGAATACGATTTGATGCAAGCTGCTGCAGATTATATTCGTTGGCTTGAAGCTCAAATTGAGTTTAATTCCAGGAAGTTCTAAACTATAAATAGTTCATCTAATATTGAGGTGAACTATGTTATTGACCAGCAAACTCTACAAAGAAGAAAAACAAAGATTATTCAATGCACAGCATGGTATCTGTCCGATTTGTAAACGCGAATTAGACAGCGATGTTCAAAGTAACCACCTTGACCACGACCATGAATTGAACGGACCAAAAGCCGGTAAAGTTCGTGGGTTACTGTGTAATCTGTGTAATGCAGCAGAAGGTCAAATGAAGCATAAGTTCAACCGCTCTGGTTTGAAAGGTCGTGAAGTCGACTACCTCGAGTGGCTTGAGAGTTTGCTGGCCTATCTGAAGAATGACTATACTAAAAATAACATTCATCCTAATTTCATTGGCGATAAGTCAAAAGAATTCAGTCGACTTGGTAGACCCGAGATGATAGCTCAAATGGATGCTTATGGGTTTACTTACGCTGAAGATGATTCCAAAGCAAAACTTGTTGCTTCATTCAAAAAGCAACTTCGTAAGAGTTTAAAATGACAATTGAATCAGAAATCCAGGGTTTAATCAACCGCACTAATAAAGACTTACTCAACGAGAATGCTAATAAAGATTCTCGTGTTTTTCCAACTCAACGAGACCTGATGGCAGGAATTGTTTCAAAACATATTGCTCGTCAAGTTATCTCGCCTACTGTTCTAAATGCTCATGATAAAGGACTTATTCATTTTCATGACTTAGACTATTCTCCAGCTCTTCCATTCACTAACTGCTGCTTAGTTGATTTGAAGGGAATGCTCAATAACGGCTTTAAACTTGGCAATGCTCAAATCGAGACTCCAAAGTCAATTGGTGTAGCAACTGCTATCATGGCTCAAATCACTGCTCAGGTAGCTTCTCATCAATATGGCGGAACTACATTTGCTAATGTTGATGTTGTGCTTGCTCCTTTTGTAGAGAAGACTTTCTTTAAGCATTTACGTGATGCAGAAATATACGGTATTGAGCACGTCAATGACTACGTATACGCGATTGAGAAAACAGAAAAAGACGTATATGATGCATTCCAGGCTTATGAATATGAAGTCAATACTCTGTTCAGCTCAAATGGTCAAACTCCATTTGTGACAATTACATTCGGTACTGGCACAAGCGATTATGAGCGGATGATTCAAAAGGCTATTCTCAGTAACAGAATTAAAGGCCTTGGACGAGACGGAATTACTCCAATTTTTCCTAAACTCGTTATGTTTGTCGAGGACGGAATTAACCTTCATCCAACTGACGTGAACTATGATATTAAGCAGCTTGCACTGGAATGCGCAAGTAAGCGAATGTATCCTGACATTATTAGTTCAAAGAATAACCGTCTAATTACTGGCTCTTCTGTTCCAGTTTCTCCAATGGGGTGTCGTTCATTCCTTGGTGTATGGAAGAACAAAGATGGCGAAGAAATTCTTGATGGACGTAACAATCTTGGTGTAGTGACTATTAACCTACCTCGAGTAGCACTTGATTGTATGGTTGATGGTCGTCCAGACTTGACCAAGTTCTTCCATATTCTTGATGACCGTTTGAAGATTTGTAAAGAAGCTCTTTTAGCACGTATCGAATCACTCCGCGGGGTAACAGCTTCGGTAGCTCCTATTCTTTATCAAGAAGGCGCTTTTGGTGTTCGTCTTAAGCCAAATGACGAGATTCTCGATATTTTCCGAAATGGTCGTTCTTCTATTTCATTAGGGTACATTGGAATCCATGAAGTTCAAACTCTATTAGGTGCTGATATCGGTAGGCTTCTATTGAAATGTCTGAATGATTATCTCGCTGAATGGACTAAAGAGACTGGATTTGCTTTTAGTCTTTATTCAACACCAGCTGAGAACTTGTGCTATCGCTTCTGTAAGATTGATGCTGAAGTCCATGGTGATATCAAAGGCGTCACTGATAAAGGGTGGTACACTAACAGCTTCCACGTTTCAGTAGAAGAAAAGATTTCGCCATTTGGTAAAATTGACCGTGAATCTATTTTCCACTTCATCGCTAAGGGTGGTCATATCAGTTATGTAGAACTTCCTGATATGAAGAACAATCTCAAAGGGCTTGAAGCTGTGTGGGATTATGCTGTTGAGCATCTTGATTACTTCGGTGTAAACATGCCAGTTGATAAATGCTTTACATGCGGTTCAACTCATGAAATGACTCCAACTGAAAATGGATTCGTCTGTCATGAATGTGGTGAATCAGACCCTAAAAAGATGAACACAATCCGACGCACTTGCGGATATCTTGGCAATCCGTCTGAACGAGGATTTAATCTTGGTAAAAATAAAGAAATAATGCACAGGACAAAACACTGTGAAGTATGACAGAATCTATCCTTGTGATTTTGTAAATGGCCCTGGTTGCAGGGTCGTTCTTTTCGTCACCGGGTGTTTGCATAAATGCGAAGGATGTTACAATAAGTCTACATGGAATCCACGCAATGGAACAGAGTTCACCGGTGAAACGATTGGTGAAATCAGAGAGCTTCTTGAGCCTGATTACATTCAAGGAATCACTATTACTGGTGGAGACCCTCTTTATCCAGACAATAGAGAAACTATAGAAGCACTGCTTAAGTGCTTACATACTAGTCACCCTCACAAAGACGTTTGGATGTGGACGGGTTACAAGTTCGAAGATATCAAGGACTTGGAACTGCTAAATTATGTTGATGTTATTATCGATGGTAAATATGAACAGTCTCTACCAACTAAAAAGCTTTGGAGAGGCAGTGATAATCAAAGGCTGTGGATTAACAGCGGAACTTGGAATGAGGAACACAATGAACATCCTGAATAGACTCGCGCTAAACGCAAACTTCATCATTCAAAGCTGGGGCGAAGAATTCCCTGCTCTGTACGTTTTCGCTGGTATCGTAACTTTCTCCTAAGGAACAACATGAAATACATCAAATCTTTCTTCAATAGTACTCGTACTGCTTTATCTAAGCTTCTGGCTTATCTTGTTATTGCTTATGGAATTATTGTTGCTGTCCCTGCGCTTTTGGTATTCGGACTGGCGGTGATTATCGCTCCTAAGACCGATGATAAATCTAAACTTTCTCCTGAAGAAGTCACTGCGCGTATTCGTCGAATGACTGACGCGCTTAAAGACATTGGTTTAGATGATAAGCTTGAGGTTACAGTTAATGGAAAACTCACAACTAAGAGCTAAAATTTATGGAATTCCAGAAGACGTCTATCGCTGCGCTGGTTGCGCAGCAGTCAAAGAAATTTTTGACGAATTCAAAATTCCGTATGAGTTCATCGACGTTATTTACATGGCCGGTGAAGTCCAATACAACTACAAGGCGATTGAAGAAGCCGCTAAAGCCTCAGGAGTTTTCCCAAGCAAGCGCGTCAATTACCCGGTCGTTATCCTCGGTGGTGTATATTATCCAAATCTAAGAACAATAAAAGAGAGACTTGGTGAACTAGGTTACGACCTCGATTCACTGGATTAACTCTAAGACACTTTCTTTTGAAGTCCATATAAACATATGGCTCACATCTTCGGGGACCCTAGCGGTCCCCATTTTTGTTTCTATCAACCGTTTACATCTGTAGTGGAAGGTGTTACTATACTCTTACACCAACCAAGGAGAGTAACATGATTACACTTAAAAAGAAGGTAACTGTTGAGTTAGGAGTTTTCGTTCGTTCTGAAAGCCGCGGTCAAGAACGCATGAACGTTGAAATCAACAACGTAGAAGTAGTTTTTCGTGGGCGTTCATGCATGACTGAAGTCTCAATTAGTGCAGCGCGCCATCGTCCAAGTTCAATCACAAATGCTATCTATGCTTTGATTTCAGATATTGAAAAAGAAGAAGCGGCTGAACTGACTCGTGCTATCTACGAATACGTCAAAAACTGCTAATTTTGCTATAAGGGATTTGGAATAGAATCTCTTATGTCAAACTTAGTTAAAATGAGGAAATCAATATGTCACAGGCTATCAAAAACGTACTGAACGCTTTCGTATTCCCGAAGGTAGAAGCAATGAAAGTTGATGGCGAGTTCAAAGACGTTATCGTGACTCCTAAGTTGCTGGATAAGTGGGAAGTTGAGCTGCACGGCACCATGAAAGAAAATGACCAGAAGATTGGTAAAGCTCGTATCCGCGAACTGGTCGTTGCTTACATTCTGTCTGAATTCAATCTTGATGCTTTTGGTATTCCAACTATAAAGCGTAAAGAAATCTCTGACAGCACCATCCGTAAGATGAAGAATCAGCGTAAGAAAGGCTTCGTTGACCTCAAGATTGTTAAGGCCGCCAAATGAATGAAGGCATAAGTGTTATCATATTGATATCTCATAAAATAGACGTTTGGCATTCTAAGCTTCACGCTCGATTCGTCTTTGGAACTAATTGGGAAGATATCAATAATGCTGTTGATTATCTCAAAGCATGCGAAATGATAAACGAAAATTTCCATGTTAGATATTTCCCAGTTCAAGACAGAAATGTGGATTATCCTTTTTATCATATGTGGGAAGAAGGAATGTCCGAAGAAGAACTGAAGGAGTACCTTGATGAATAAAATTGAAAGTGACCTGCAGCTAGCCGGATTTCAAACAAAGCGAACTGAAGACGGCCGCTTGATGATTGAAGGTACTTCAAAGAACGATGTTGATTTTGTTATTGAAGAAGATTTTGACGCCTGGTGGGTTTATGAATACACTGGGAAAGATTATCACTCAGTAGATGCATTCGGAAGTATGGATGAAGCTATTGAATGTGCTAAGGAACTTGTCCTATGAAATATAATCAATTCACTATCACAGTATTGAACTACGGCGACTGGGTTATTCGCCGTGATGGTACCGTTTATTTCTCTGATGAAGAAACTGGTGCTTACTGGGAATCTGATATTGCTATTTTCCGTGATTACACATCAGATATTCTTTACCGCGAATTTTGTGAAGAAACTTGCGAAGACCTTGAACCTATGCACTACAATACGTTCAAGACTTTAATCGAAGACACATTCAAGGTATTTGACCTATGAGCCAAATCACTTTAGAAGATATTGAAATCGCCTCATTCCGTGTTACTGGGCTGGGTGAATTTTTCGTTGATAAGTGGATGGGAATTACATTCTCAGACTCAAATGAACCTGGTCCTAGTCTTGAATATGTCTGGCGAGGCCATGTATCTAAGCTGAACGAAAATGGCTACATCGAACTTTGGAAATCATGGCTCAGATTCTGTAATGAAAATACTTTTGAACCTGAACTTGACTTTGTTACTTTCCGCAAACTTATGATTAAGTGCTTTAAGCTTTACGAACTCCTTAAATAGATGCTTAAAATACCCTTCCTCCAAACGTGTTATAATATTCTTATTAAATGAAGCGGAAGAGGTAATATGGCTAACTATGTAAATAATAAGGAGTTGCTGAAAGCCATCACTGAATGGAAACAGCAATGCCGCGAAGCCGGTAAACCCGTTCGGCAGAACGATACTATCGGAAGAGCAATTATGTTGATATCTGAGGGTCTGAGTAAACGTTTTAACTTTTCAGGGTACACCCGCTCTTGGAAAGATGAAATGATTTCAGACGGTGTAGAAGCTTCTATTAAGGGTCTACATAACTTCGATGAAACAAAGTACGACAACCCGCATGCGTATATAACCCGTGCTTGCTTTAACGCATTTGTCCAACGTATCAAGAAAGAACGTAAGGAAGTTGCTAAAAAGTACAGCTATTTTGTCCACAACGTCTATGACGCTCGTGACGATGATATGGTTGCGTTAGTAGATGAAACTTTTATTCAAGACATCTACGATAAAATGACGCATTACGAAACCTCCACCTACAAACAGCCAGGGTCTGACAAAAAGAGCGATGTTGTAGATGAAGGTCCGAACTTGGATTTTTTATATGAGGCTAAAGATTAACCTCGCAGGTTTCCTGGAAGAAGTGCCCGATTACGATGCTATCCCTTATTTGCTTAAAATGTATATGAGGGAGGTATTGGATTTGGACATTCACATCGACCCCAAGAACCCACATGACGCTGAATTCACTTCTGATAACGCTGAGATAACTCACAGTTATAATCTAGGAGAAAATGATTTTAGCATAACAATTGATTACAAGATTAAGTAGGTCAAATGAACGAACGTAATATTGACAGCGTAGAACAAATCGACGATAATGAAGAACGTATTAAACGTTTGATTGAAGAAGAAAGTCAACGACGTGCCAATGCTATGGCGACTAAAATCTTCAAAAAGAATCGTCGTGAAATTAAGCGACTGAACGACCATGCAGCTGGCGCAGTCCTCGAAAATAATTTCGAAGCATATAAGTACGCTCTCTGTAAACTGCGTGACATTTACAAACAACCTTATAATGACGAAATTATCCGTGTTAACTGGCAGACTACACGCCAACAAGTATGGGAAATCATCAATGCTGGTACAGAAACCGTTTAAGCGTTTAAAAGTTAATGCAGGTTTTACTCTGTCAGTTTCCAATGGAGTCATGGCAGTAAAACTATCCGAAACTCATTATCGTGTTCTTGGAAGCACAGGCCCGGCAGTAAAAGCTTCTCCTAAAGAAGTTGTGTGGGTTGATACTCTCCAAGTTAAACCATGGTGGAAACTTTAATGTTGCCTCGCAGCATGCCTCAAGATTGGCCTTCTGGCGATTATATGTGCACATGCAGAGATTGCGGTATCAATTATATCGGTCCAAAGCGTTCTATATTTTGTAATATCTGCAACACATCTGAAAAGCCAGAATCAAAAATTGATTATGAAGCTATTCGTAATTCAAAAACAGAAATGTTGAAAAAATTCAATGAAGCCAAGAAATTGGCCGAGGAATTGGGTTATGTTCTCGTTAAGAAAATTTGATGAAGAAGATTTCGATTTCTTTGATGAATTTGACGGATTTTAATTAAGGGCCTTCGGGC